GCTGTTGTTTGTTGGTATGGTAATAAATTTCTGTTACGTTTATTCCTAATTCTTTCTAGTTCGGTTATTTGTTTCTGTAATTCATATTCCTTGTTTAATAAATCAGCCGCTTTACTTCCTTGTTTTTCTGCAACGCCTTGTAATTTTACTAATTCAAATTTCTTTGCCAATTCATGATTTAATATTTGTTGTGCCTCGGATAAATTTTTAGTAAAATCAGCTTCTTTTTTTAATTCTGGTAAATATTGACCGTATTTACTTGTTATTTCTTGTATAAGTTTTGATTTTAATTTACTACTAACATTAACATCTTGTAGTATCTTAAAATTCATATTTAACAATGTAATTTCTTTTTGCAATGCTTTTGCAGAAGATGACAAATGCCCAGATAAATCGTCAATTGGTTTATTAGCTTGTATTACACTATAAGCAAAGTATCCAATTGCAGCTGCCGCTGCTAAAGCCATTGTTACCCAACCACCAGCTAAAATTTGATAAGTACCAGTAACTTTATTTAAACGTATCATTACGTTTGTTAATTGACCAAACATCATTGTTATAGTACCAATAGCACTAAACAATTGACCAACAATCCAAAGTACACCACCAGCAATGGCTATATATTTTGCAGTTGAAATAATGTTACTTTGCATTGCATCACTTAAACTGCCCCACCAATTTAACATTCCTTCAATAACACTTGAAATAGATTCTAATGCTGCCTCAAGGTCTATATTTTTAAGTATTGCTTTGCCAAGTTCAACTTGAGTAAATTTAAGACTGTCTTTAAAATTATCTATATTATTTCGTAATCCACCCGTTGCGGCTATAACCGCTGGTAAGGTTTGTAAAGAGGCCACCAATTTCATATTAAAATCAGCAGCCGCTATACCGGTCTCCCTAACTTTTTCTATATTTCTTGTACCAAATGCCTTTTCTAAAGCATCCCCAATCAATGGCACATTCTCCTGTAGTATTCCAAAGTCTTCTTGTAGGATTCTATTCTTACTAATCATTTGGGTTAACTGCTTTGTAACAGAGGCAAGATTAATCGCACCACCGCCACTTGCAGCAATGGCAGTACCAAAACCTATTAAAGTTTTCCTTGCATCTTCAGCACTTAAACCAACCGCTTGTAAATTAACTGAACCTCTAACCGCTTCTTCAAATCCAAGTCCAGGTAATTTAGCAGCCTCTTTAAGCTTCATCATTTCACCAGCCGCAGCACCAGCACCGCCCATTATACCAGACAATGCTCTTTCTAAACTATCAAAATCAGCAGCAGCATTTACGGCAGTAGCACCAACTGCCATTAATGGGGCAGTAAAACCAAGGCTAATGCCACGTCCTATAGCAAGTGACTTTTGGGAAAAAGCAGTAATGTTTCTACCAATTGTCTTTAAGCTTCTCTCAAAAGGAGTCGCATCAGCCCTGATTTTTATACTAAGTATTCCTGCCATTGTTTAAATCTTTTCTCCGACACTTTTGGTTGTTATAACTCCGTCCATAAACTTCATCATATCATAATCCTTAGTTGTCAAATCTCTTTTTTTGTTTTTGTTATCCCACTCAAATCTAATTAAATCTGTTGGTTTAATCTGTGCATTTTTACCCGTATGTGGCATAACACTCCAATAAGCCATAAACCTAGTTTGTTCCCAGGTTCTTCTGTATTCCGAATCTTGTCTATCAAAATGACCTTTAATTTTTATAAATAATTCTCTTAGGTCAAATTGATTCATTTCATCCGGTGTCATCTGTAAATCACCCAAACACAATCTTTCTATATCCTCTACCTCTATTACTTTTGCATTTGGGTCACTTATTTTTTTTCGTTTGGTTTTTCACCTCCCATACTTTCTGACAACAATTCACTAAACTTATTTACCATGTTGTAATCATCAATAAGTTCAGCAAATGTTTCTAAGGTGAATGGATTTTTTTGTTCTTCCCTTTTATAGCCATTTTGTACACCTAAATACAATACCTCATACAATAAGGTTAGATCATCTTCAAGTGCTTTGCTAAATTCAGAGAATTTAATTTTCTTCTGTTTAAGGAATAATGACAATGCATAACCACCAATTTTAAATGGGATGTCTTTGTCTTCAATTTTTACATGATTTACCGAGGTCATAAAAATAATTTAAAGGTTAAAGGCTATAGGGAGCAAGACTTTCTTGCCCCCCAAAATAGCCTCGTGTAAATATTATGCACCAGTTGTTTGAACCGCTGGTGTTGAAAATTGACTCATACCAGCTGAGTTTATCGCTTGTACCCTAAAGGTATATGATGTTGCAGCAGTAAGAAAATCAATTGCACTAATGTATTGTACTGCGGTGGTTGTACCCGAAAACGATAAATAATCACCATCAACTCCAGACGTAAGTCTATACTGAATGTTATAATTAGTTACCGCAGGGAAACCGACTTGAGAAGGAGCAGTCCAATTTAATTGAATCCTTCTACCAGTTACTAATGCCGTTGCAGTTAATCCAGTAGGTGCAGCTAATACCGCATTTGTTACCTTAGTTACTTCACCATTAATTCTTAATGAGGCGGATGCAGTTACGTTTTCTTGGTTAGATGAATTAAGTGATAAACTTTCAATAAATGCATTAAATGTATATATTGAATCACCAAGAACATCTGTAGTATAAGTGCAAACTATTGATGATCCTCCATTCCAGCTTTCAAACAATGTATTGAATTTTATATTTGCGCTTGTATCACCTACATCAGCAAATAATAATTCAGTTGAGAATGTTGCAGATTTTTGACCTGGTGCAACTTCAACCCAAGCAGACGTATTGTCTTTGTGTGCGATTTCTCGCATTGCTCTTGTTAGGTCTAATGTGTCAGATGTTGAGTATGCTACCGCAACATCTCCTACATATAAACGCAACAATGATCCGTTGATAATTCCTGTAGTAGGCATAATTATTTTATTTTAGTTTTGTTTTTAATAGGTTTATCTTCTGAATCAAATTCCTCATCTTGTTCCTCACTAATTGAGTACAATTCACTTTCTGGAACAATGATAGGGACGTAAACCATTTCCTTTTCTGGTTCTGCTTGTTGTTGTGGGTATACCTCAACATTTTGACCATGATATTCTTGTGCAAACCCTAATTGAATAAGCTGGTTTGCTTTTGTATTTAGTACATCGCAAACATTTCCAACAAGAAAATTATCATACTCTTTAATAAATATTATTCTCATATATTATTGATTTTAAACAAATAATCTTGAACCATCCAATATATCTTATCCTCCATTATAGGATCTCCTGTAGTTTCATCTTCAAATACAACCCAATCTACTTTTACATTAGAATAAGTACCTCTCTTATTATCAAAAGCAACTCTTAATGCATCTGCAACATTGTTTGATGTATCGTAATTTTTAGAATAAATAAAAAAGTTAATCTTAAACTCATCTTTAGGACTAACCAAATTTTTGACTCTTGTCGGATTAGTATTTACTTTAGTGTAAGTAATATATGGATAAGTAACTTCCATAGGTGCTTCTTCTGGATAAATTCTAGTTCCAATTAGGCTAACCAAATTAGCGTTAGCAGCAGCCATAGCGTATATTACATTTCCAATATTCATTATGTTCTCGTGTATGTTAATCCAGCACTCCTGGTTTCTCTTTCAATAATTCTTTCAGCACCTCTTATAATTATGTCACCCGTTCTTTTTTCAGCTTTTATAAATCCTTGTAATAAGGCTTTATTTCTAAATTCATTTGCTCCACCAAATACAAAGTTTGCATAGTAAGCATCTGACTTGTTTATACCATCAAACGGACCTTTATCCATTTTTGTTGGATACTGTTTTAATGGTCCTATGACAATAGTATCCTGTCTTCTTAACCTTGGTTTAAAGGGATTAATAACTTTTATACTATTCCTTAAATGACCAGCCTTATAAGTAACCTTTATTCTTCTAGTTGATTTTTTGCTTTGTATGTACCTATAATGTTCGGGAAACCTATATACAGGAATTTGTGGTTTAATAGCATCAATCATAGGTTTTGATGCATTGGTTATAATGTCAACTTTATTTTGATTCCAATCCCTCATTGCGTTGGTTCTTAAATGCTCAAGGGCTTTCATTACATCTTTATCGTAAATTTGTAAGGTCATTGAATATTCACCTTTAACAAACTTACCACCTTG